TTATTCTCAACAATAAAACTTATTGATTCTCAACTATTATCATCTTATTGAGAACGGTATAAACAACAACTTTATATTTAAAAAGGTATTTTTTAATTAAATTTAACCTATTTTTACCATATTTCGCTAATTTTCATACATTTTCCTCTCTGGGACCATCATAACCTTCTGGATAATTAAACTCCCATTGTTCACCCTTCCAAGTCCATGATGACCCCTTCCATTCATACACAAAACCAACCTCCTTATCACCCGTTGGGAACACTGGATAATCACGATCCTCCACCATCAGCTCGGTATTTGTATCTTCTACATTAACCTCTGGTACACTCTTCTCAACTACATTCCACTTACCAATAGGACATGAATTACCAGCAAAGATCACCTTAGCGTTTAAGAAACAACCACACTCTCTACAACGATTCATCACATAATCATGATGCTCACATAGAGAACAAATATTCAATCTTTCCTGTTTAACTTCATCAGAAACAATATATGGGTTCTTTACTACATTACCCACTGATTGAATTAGATTCTTTGCCTGTTGTCCTATTGATGGATAATCACTCATTTCTCTTCGTAAATGCTGTTCCTTGTTTTTACATATTTAAGTTGTTTCCAGGACTCGGGATAACATACAACCAGTGTTCTCTCCTTCTTATGATATGTACCATTAGGGAGATCTTCTGGATGTTTTGGTTTAGTTTGTGTCTCAATAGTAATATAAGACTGATCTTTAAAATAGATCCATCCTTCTACACTAAACTTTCCTTTTTCCCACCTCACATAATCATTGACCTTTGGTTCATACATTATCAGATAAATGCTGCTTCTAATGGATTTAGGTTTAATTGCATAGCACTATATGGCGTCGTGCTCTTTATATCTACCTTATCTCCTTGCTTGGAGGAGTTAATAGGTGCATAGTATGATTTTGATTTTGTGTCGTAGAATCCCCAAATACTCTTGACAGGAGTACCACCGTTGTAATCGAATTTAGCATGATTGCGAATCCAAATAGCAACAATGTTCCTTTTGAATTGAGTCTGTTCATAACTATAACCCTTTGGTGGTTTGTGAGGAAAATCGATCATTGATCAACACGAATTCTCAAATGATTGGGATTGTATCCTTGTAGAATATAAGTATTAATTAATTCAATAGCACGCTCTTTTGAGAGGTTTGTGCATTCATCAAGAACTTCCCATCCAGTTGTACTATTTTCTTCAATTCTAAACTTATTCTCATTTAATTTTTTTTCTCTTTCCATTTCTTTTGCCTCAAATACTGCTTTCTGAAATTCATACTCAGTCATTTCAGGTTTTTCAGGTGGTATTATTGACTTACTAAAAATCTCAGCAAAATCATCAGATGAAACAATTTCATGGTCTAAAGGAATAGTTTGTGGTTCTTTTAGAGAATCAAAAATTTTATTCCTTAGTTCTTGTTTATCCATTGTTATCCTTAGGTAATGAATGCATCAATAATACCAGACTCATAATCATCCTTCAGTACAAACTTCTGTGCCGTAACAACCTTCTCCATAATCAGATTCTGATAGGTATCATCAAATTGTTGTTCATCAGCCAGAACTTCAAATGCCTCAGTATCATTTTCGGCAATCAGACTGATTACACCACCATATTCCGAAGATGGAAATGGTACCCAATAATCAACAATGTAAAGTGATTTCATCTGTGTCTGTAAATTACTCCATAATTTTAGCGTATTTATCTTTGGTAGTCAATAGTGATATCTGCCTTTCCAATTCATACTTGATACCATAAAGTTTACCACACATATAATTCTCATACGGATTTCCCTTCAACAGATTCATCATATTGTTCGTCTGCATCAGTGCCAGATGCAACTTTGTTTCTTCCGAAAAGGGGGATGAGATTGTCTCCATAATAGTTCTCAAAGTAAGTTTGTTCTGCGAGTGCGATCAGTGCCTGGGCTTGTTGATATGGAGTCATACAAACTCCTGAATATAATAATCAACAGTCACCTCAAGTTCTGCTGCCTTCTCTTCATAAAAACCTTCGGTATACTTCCGTGCTTCTTCCCACTTTTGGTGCTTGTCGATCTCAGTTTCAGAATGGCGCATAAAATCTCCGAATGCAGTCAGGAATTGGCGAATGTCTTCATCGTTCATTAAAACATCTCCAGTTGTTTGAATTGCAAATGATCATCACAGGAATCATCGTCCTGTAGATCAATCATATCAGTGTCGATGTGTTTAACAAGTTTGCCGAAAAGAAAGTCAACAAACTCAAGATCTTCCTTAGAAAACATTGGTCCAGTGGGAGTGTTGGGCTTTGGTAATTCTACCTTCTGCTAGTAGATTATCACACACATTGCAGAAGACTTCAAACTTTTGAATCCTGGTGAGAGTGATACCCTTAGAGGTTTCACCGATCACTTTGAGAACGTTGGTCTTGAGCATTGCAGGAAAAGCGGTGGTTCTAATGTAGGTTTTGCGGAATCACCAGCGAATGTAAGTTTGATCGGGATAGATACCGTTCTCTTCACATCGGCACTCATAGGCAATTCGCTTGAGCATTTCGATGTCCATGTCCTCAATCTCTTCCAGAATGTCCTGACGCAAGTCGCGGAGTTCGGTGTCGTTCATGGGGATCTCCCTGTCGATGCTCTTATTATAGATCAGAAGGACGGCACCACATCGTTGCGGAGTCCAGTTTGCGAAGTGTCCATCTGGTCCATCAGGAAACTGAGTTTGCTATACAGTGCCGATACACTTCCGTATTCACGAGCAATCTGATGTTCATCCCTGTTTTCCAACAACTGAAGTGCAGACAGGATCACACCTAGCTCATGAACATTTAGATTTACTTGTGTTTCAGTCATAGTATTCACTCATACCATTTATATTATACCACTAACATGCACCCATCATAGGATTATGGGAAACTTCATTCATATTGAAATCAGTCACCTCATATCCATAACCATTGATGCGGGACTCAACTTCACGCCAAAAGTCACGCTTGGTGATACACTTGGTGCTCACGGTATCAATACCCTTGAACTTAACAACCTTGAGCATAAACTTGGTGCTACCCTTGATAGGATAGAAATTAACAACCATGTTGCCGCCTTTAGCAGTGAGTTGCATTGGGGTGTCTCCCTCGATTACCTTAGTATTATAGCACCTGCATCAGGCGGTTTGGGAAGGAGTGGGACACTTCCTCAACCGTCACAAGACCCCTTTCTATCAGATAGTCATGGTACAATTCCTCTTCCATATGACGTGCTTCTACCTCATGAGGTTGATACCAATACTCATACTTATCGACTGGTTCTTTAGAATAACACAATTTTCCGTAACGGGAGCGCAGCACACCATCTACCCACTGCTTCATATGAGTCAATTCATGCAAAAGAGTTTTTACATACAACTCCTTACCCATGTAGGTATTCATTTCAATCAGAAAGTGACGAGGGCGATGATATTCACCAGCAACGTCACAATACCCATAAACTTGCTCACGATTCAGACCACGGTGAACAATGTCCAGAGTGATCCTGTGACGTGGGAAATACTTATTCAGAAACCAAGAGGTAACATCCTCACAGAGTTTCTTAGAATAACCGTATCCAGAATGGTGGATGTAAGACATGAACCCCAGTGAAGAAACCAAATGAATGAACTAATGAATATGAGTTTATGTGTCGCAGTCATGTTTCATTCCCATCAATTTACCATAGATCTTAGCGTAAAACATCTGAATTGGCTTCTCATTATCATTGGTAACTTGCTGCTTTACAAGTTCCATCAGTGCCTCAACTTCCTTTTTTGTAAGATCGGCATCTACATTATGTTCAGTTACTTTCATCCCCAGGCACTCATAAACTCATCCATACTGAATATCTCATCAGTACCAGTTTCCTCAACTAACTCATCATAACTCATTTCTTTCAGCATTTCCAGGTATTCTTCAGGAGTAGCATCCTCATCTGGATCGAAATCATCATGACACAGAAAAACATACTCATTGTAGAGTGCGTCGATTAGTTGTTCTTTAGAAACGCTCATTGTCCTTGTTAAGATGATTGAACCAGGGTGAAAAGAGTGCTAGTGCTGCCCATACAACACTAGCAGAAATGATGAGAATGTATATCATCGCTGATAAAGATAACCACCAGCCCAGTCAGCATTTTCCAGCAACCACTCACGATCACTGATCAATCGCAGATCGTAGCGAACACCTTTAGCAGGAGACTTCCAGGAAGCAGACTTATACACTTCACCAGTCTTGCGATCAACGAAAGCATGAACACTACGGGAACCGTTAGCATCCATGATCAGTTTGTGATACTTACGACCACTCTCAATGTAGAACTTGTAGTCGCTGCTGCTGTTGCTGTTGCGGGACTTGAAGTTGTCTAGCAGAGCATCACAGAGCATCAAGGACCACTTGCGAACATTCAGTTCGATGGTGTTACGGGCGTCCTGCTGGGCGACGTAATCAGCGAAGGTGGTAGTCATCGGTTGCTTGCGTATGAACGTATTATAGGCGCTTCTAGGCACCTCTCAGGGCACTGTGTACCAGTTCCTCAACTGGTCAGGCGCTCAATGTCTTCATCCAACTGGCGTAGAATACTTTCCCTAGTGTATGCTCCAGTAGCACTCTTGCGTCGCTCCATTTCTTCTTCAATTTTTTGAGTGATAGAAGCATGGCGGCGGATCTCTCCACCCATGGACATCATCTTCTTAGTCTGACTCATGCAAAACTGGAGTTGCATAAGTTCCATATCATCAAATTGCATAATAGTTCCTCAATAAACAAGTTCAGTTGCTACTTCCCAGTAGTCGTCTTCTTCAAGCACACCCATCCAATCTTTGGGGTCTGTTTCATAGATTCTAATCTCCCGAAGTTCTTCAAGCATTTCAGACAAATCCATGAGCAATCCCTCAACACCCCTACATTATAGCAGAAAAAATAGGTCCTTCGATAGTCTGTACCAGTTCATCAACTGTCTCTTGAGCAATGGTGATAGCATCGGGATTCACGTCCAGGGTGACGCAATTTCGGTTCAGGTTAAAAGCAGAAATAGCAGTCGTTCCAGATCCACAGAAGGGATCCAGAACCCATCCATCCTCGGGACATGATGACTTTATGATACGTTCTAACAGTTTCAGGGGTTTTTGTGTGGGATATTTACGCTTGTTCTTCTCACTTCTGCTGATAAAGTACACATCATCCCACAGATTCTGCACAGGGACACCCTTGGACTCATGAGAATAGATTTTTTTGTAAAGGTTGTTGCTGCCGTAGTGCAAACGGTCCTGGGCGTCCAGTTCTTCCAGTTTTTCTCTTGTTATACGGAACCCGTACTGAGGATTATAACCTTTGTACTCAAATCGGGCACAAGGACGACTCTTTTCACCACTAACTTTAGCCAGAGCATAATATCCAACTGCATCCTTATTCTGGAAACTATTAGCAGCATAAACTGGATCAAGAGAGGTATATTCAACTTCAAAGTATGGGCTACCCTTACGGAGAACCATAATACTATCTACAATATTACCCCAACCGTTCTTGATATTGTTCTTTGGACCGCTACGTTTCCAGGAGATGTTGGTATAGAATGCATCACGAATCTTGCGATTAACTTTAGACAACACCAAGGCATTACCAATAAAGTTGTTGTGACAATACATCCACCCATTTTTATTCAACTTGGCGTAGGCATTGTTGATAACTTCTGCGTACCAGTCAATGTAGTCATCAAAGGAAGTCCAGGTATCAGAGAATCCTTTCTCTTGACCATCTTCCTCCTGCATGGTAAAGTCACGCTGCAATCCAAACGGAGGATCCATGTAAACTAGGTCAAATGTCTGATCGATTGTATTCAGTTCTTCAACAGGTTTCTGAAGAATCTTGATCTCAGACATAGCGACTCACTTACAACAATAAATCTTACCATAAAAAAAGGAGGGCGTCAACCCTCCATTTCATCAATCGTCGTAGACCCTACATTCAGAAGCATCTGGGTGAGTATCACAATACAACTCAAGTGGAGTAGGATCGTGTGACTCACCAGGGTGGTTTTCTTTATATGCTTTCAGTGCTTCTAATTCTTCTTCAGTATGTCGGCGTGACTGTGGAGAAATAGTGGGGTCATTCAAAAGATCCTCATCCTTTTGAATGTGTTGGTCGATGTTTTCCATAGTTTTGTAACAGGATAATACTTATTTATTTTATTGAGGGGTGTTCGAAGATTTACCCTCAAGGGTTCTAACCATTAATTCGGCAAATTTTTCCATTTTTTGAGCAGAAACTGTTTGTGGAGCATACGTAATTGCTTCTTTAAGAGCAATAAGTTCATTCCATTCTTCTTGAGTAAGAACTTCAGATCCAGTTTTTGCGAGGGTCATGAGTGTCTTGCGATGTATCCCAATGTTAGCATTCTATAACATAAGTATCTAGATACTTAATGTTTTCTTTGGGATTGCGTTACAGTTCTTAATCTCCAAAGAATGTTCCAAAGAATCCAGAGTCTCCATCTTTGCGACTTTCGATCTTATCAATCAGAGCATCAGCACTGATCAGATTATCAATCGACATCACCATATCAGCAATACTCTTTGCTACAAATGGTTTCTCTTGACGAGCAGCATATGCTAGGGCATTACGCAATGCTGCTTCTGCTTCTCTCAAACTTGTTTCAACTGATTCAGATAGAGCCATTACGTTCCTCACATTTGCTATAGAAAGTTCCATTCACATAGCAGGACTTTCCAGGTTCATAGAATTTTACCACACTAGGTGGTCTATTGTCAAGGACACAATAATCACCCTGACCCGTAGTTAATCCTTCAGCACACATACCTACAATAAGTGGAGCAAGAAGTTTAAAAGTGTACATCAGTCCTTAATCCAAAATCCATCATCAGTCATAGTCCATCCATCAGCAATCATTTCATCGTAAGTTTTTACTTTGGAAAGATTTTTGCCCTTAACCCACTGAGAATCAAGTTCTGCATATAGGTCATATTGCATATTCAATCTATCACTTGCATCAAGTTCGGCGCGTTTGGTATAATACTCTGCCTCACGCAGGTTATACTCACGACACTTGTCTTTATCATTTTCGGTTGC